GCCATTAGCTTTGTCCTTGTCTATTTGGTCCTTGCAGTCTGTTTACAATAGATCCGCCAGCTCCTTGAACTCCACCAGATATAGCAGAGTTGGTAGGATTTGCGCCGCTAGGTTGATTGTATCCAGATCCGATGTTTTCAGCTCTCCATCGGTCAAACAATGTCGGATCTTGCTGTCCTCCACCGCCACCGCCACCGCGTCTAGCTTGCAATTGCGCTATTCTGTAAGCGTTTTTTCTATCTGCTTCTGCAATAGCCGATCTATTAGCAAGCTCTTCGCGAGTCAGAGCTCCCTGCTGACCAGTCCTGTACATATCACTCCACACAGGAGCAAACTGTCCAAACTGAGCGCCAGGAGCGAGGAAGGTTTGATAACCCTGCTCGTATCCTTGTTTCTGCACTCCCTGCGCTGCCTCCTCCGCTGCAAGCATCGCACCTTGCCTAGCACGATCTTGTCTATCAGTTACTTCCTGCTTATAAAGAGCGGCGTATCCAGGGTTATTTGGATCCATTCCCTGCTCCGCTGCGCGTTGATAGAATGCGGCCTCCTGCTGCTTGAACGCGTCGGCATTCTGAACCTCAAACTGCTTCATTACGTTCTGTCGCGCAGCATCCATTTGCTGCTGGAAAGAGCCAGGGTCAAACGCCTTTGCGTTACCCATAGTCTGCCGCATTACCTCTCCCATATCGCGATTAAGCCATGCGTTACGCTCTTCCTCAGGAGCTTGATCCCACGGACTGCCTGGCTGTCCGGTAGATGGATCGGTAGGTGGCGCAGGAGGAGCAGGAGGAGCAGTAGGAGCAGTAGGAGCAGTAGGAGTTTGTGGCGCTGTCTGCTTAGGTGCAAAAGGATTGTTCTTTGCAGGTACAAATGGCTTGTTTTGATTAGGAAGTACCTTGCCGTAGCCGTCTACCTTATAGCCTTCCTTGTTAACCCATTGGCCATTGTATTTCCAGTTACCACGCTCTGAGGTCTCAGGCATCTTGGCTGACTTCTTAGGGTCAGTTCCCATCGCGCCAGGCTTAGAAGATTGTGTCTTTGGTTTAGCCATATCTATACTTGTCCACCAATTTCATATCTTACATCGAAACTAAATATGTTCAGAGATACGTTGTTGAGCGAGCCACTAAATCTAATAGCCGCACAATATCCTTGACCCCTGGTCGCGTACCTATCAAACACATATTCTGTCGAGGACGCCCAGGGTGACCCCCACGGGTCTCCCCAGTCTGTCGAGTCGCCAGCAGTGGAAGTTACTGCGGGGATTATAGCATTTCTCTTGAAGTCTAAATCTAGTCCAAGATTGAAGGAGTACCCAGGTTGTGTTTGTACAATGGGTCGAATATCTCGGAAGACCTTATAATTGCCGCGAGAGCCGTAAAATGAGAACGGGGTACGAATGTTGAAGAATATGGCGCTTCCCGCGATTCCACTTTCTGCCTGGTCAGTATAGCCTGTCTCACCTTTCCATAAGGTTCCGTTGCTTGCTCCATAATGAGGGAGGTCGTTAAACAAGCAGCTCGATAGACTGTCGCTTGTGCTTTTTAACTGAAAAACAGTCCATCCTTTTGAGTCCATGCTATAAACGAGGAGCCACGATGTACCAGCACTAATTGGAGCGCTGATATACACGCGACGGCCTATTGACCAAGTAAATCCACCCCAAAGGTAACTAAACGGAACCTGCTTTGCAGCATTAGCTATAAGCGGGTTTATCTTATCGCTGACTGCCTTTAATGCGGTCTCTGGATCGGCCTGGAAAAGAGCAGAAATTGGCACAATGCCTTGTTGAGTTATGACCCATATATCTGCACCGACCCGCACGAAAGCTCGAAATCCAAGAGGCTTGCCAATTTTATAACGCGCTACCAGCGTCCAAGGATCAGGACCACCAGTATTGCCAGGATCTGTACCTTGCCAAAACGCAAGCTCTCCCTCGGATGTACATGCGAAGAAAAGATTCTGTGAAGTAGCCGCTGTTTGATTCGTATAGCTTCCAGCATAAATAAGCTTTCCACCATGCTTGAATGTATAGGAAGTGTCGTATGATGTAAGAGCAGAAGCTGCAACTCCAGTAGCTTTTAAGCCTCCATACCACATATTCATCGAGTTTCGCTCGACGAAATATAATCGCTCGCGGTAACTGGACACGTTGCAGAGGTTCTGCAGCGACACGCCAGTGAACGCTAAATTAGCCGCTTGCGCCGCAGCACCATCCCAATATTGAGCCTGATCAGTACCTGTTCCAGCGTTATTGCACAGGTAAATCTTGTTGTTAAAGATAACGTAATTAAACTCTCCGTTGGTATGCGGAGATGCTTTTGTAATATTGGTGTTTACTCCAGCGGTAGTAGTTGAATACAAGGTAGTATCGGTAGCGCTAATAAGCAGCTTTGTCCCATCAGTCTTGGGAAGCTCTGCCATAAATTTTACGGCGCTGGATGTTGGCTTGGCGAGCTTATAATACCCTTGTCGAACAGAAGACAGGCCGTTTCCAGGGAATACGTTTACCAACTCCAACGCATGGGATGGATCCATGTTGTCGATTGGACTGACAAGATCCAAGCCTAACGTCGGACCTGGCATTGATATTCCCTGGAACGGCATTGTTAATCCTAGCTGTTATAAGGTTTCCAATATGGATTGGCTTGAGGATTATTATAATAAGGGGAATTTTGCGCTTGTGCAGCAGCTTCTTCTGAAATCATAGAAGTTCCTTGCTGCTGCTGTCCACCCTGCTGAAGTATTCCACTTACAGAGTTTGGTTGCTGTCTTTGCTGCTCAAAGTAACGGAACATGGATCCAAAGTCTGGCGCTTGGCCTTGCGGATAGTTATACATTAGATCGTTCATTGGAGGCTGCATATTGGACTGTCCATACCAAGGATTTACATCGCTAGGAGATCCAGGTCCATTGCCAGGACCATTCCAAACAGGATAGCCACCTTGAGATCTTATATCTGGCATTACCATAGATCGCCGCATTTCATCCTGATTAGGAGCTGGAGGTCTCCAAGAAGGCTGCTGTTGCATATAATTTTGTGCAGCTTGGTTTGCATAGTTTGCAGCGCTTTGCTGATTTGGATCAACCTGCTGCGGCGCTCGCTGTTGAGGAGCCATAGGTCTCTGTGGCTGCTGTGGTCGCTGTCCAGGGAGAGCTCCACCGCGAGAGTTAACAAGACCACCTTGTGCGTTGCGATACACGCCAGGCGACAATCTTTGTAAACCAGCACGTTTTTGAGCTAAGCCAGCAGCCATATCAGCGGCATTTTTATTTTGTTGTGTAGGAGGTTTTCCAACTGGCATTGTTGATACACGGCCTCCTCGAGGATCCTTTGCGAGAGCGCCAGCAAGTTTTGATGGTTTAGCCATAATGTTCCTTATTTTTTAATATTCCTTCTAAGCACGTCACCAACTGATAGCTTCTTATTTTCCTGTGGCGCAGCTTCTGGTGTTGGCGCTGGTGCCGTAGACCCTGGTCGAGGAGCTGGCGCTACCTGTGTTCCCATTGAAGGCTTACCGCTATAGCTTGTTAATTGCCGCGCACCTCCAAGGTAGTAATCGTACTGACTTTGGTTAATTCGGTTATCCTTCATTGCCTCGTCAAGCTTGGTCTTAATCATGTCGTAGGTAATGCCTTGCTGCTTGGCAAAGTGCTGCATATTCTTTTGAGCAACACCAGCGTCATCACCAGCATTACTCACTGCACCCTTCGCGTACCATGCAGCAATGTCAGATGCCTTCTGTCCTACGAAGCCGTATGAAGCCGCGAGCGCGTCGGCAAGAGGAACAGCGCCACCCCATGCCTTTGGTTTTTCGGCTGAAATCTTGTCGATCTCTTTCCACTTGAGGGTCGAGCCATCTTTACCAAAATCATACTTGGTGCCGTCGGCAAGAGTACCTTGATACTTGTCATCGAGAACTCCACCTTGTTGAAGCACGCCGCGAATGTTATCGCGCATAAATTGTGCTTTGCCTTTAGAGCTTCCAGTCCAAGAACCAACGGCTCCAGCGGTAGCTCCAACAACCGCTCCTATTGCTGCTCCTGCCGCTGTGCCTATTCCTGGAATTGGAACAAGAGTGCCTATTCCAGCTCCAATGGACGCTCCCGCAGTTGCTCCACCAATTATACCAGTCTGGGTTCTCTTTGAACCAGCCGCCATGTCTCCTATAGCTTCTGCGGTTTTGTATCCGGTGTATGCGCCAGTTGCGATGTTCAATCCAGGTACAAGATTTGCTCCAAGATCCGCACCAGCGGCAGTAGCTATATTTGCGGCACCAGTTGCGCCAGACAGACCTGCGCCAACCTTATCGCCACCTTGATACGCTTTATAAGCACCATAAAGCTGAAGAACGCCAAGACCCCCCTGTCCAACGCGATTCCAGTCGACAGAACCAAGAAACCCTTCATTTGATAAACTTTCTGTTGGTACAACCTGAATGCTACCATCGGTATTACTACGAATTGCTGTCATGCCATCTGGAACAGGTTGTCCAGTAGGAACCTTTCCAGGGTCTATAGGAGTGAAGTTCTTAGAGAACGAGCTTGCGCCAGTGCCAGCAGATCCAGGAGTTGGAGCGCTCGGCATTGGAGCATTTGCTGTAGGAGCGGTAGGGGTTGGTGCACTAGGTGTTGGTGTTGGCTTAGGAGCATTGCTCTTTAAGAACTCAGGCATTTTCATGCCGTCCATTATCCAACCAGTAAGTGCCGTTCCTCCAACGACGCCTCCTACTTGCGCGAGCTCTGATTGCTGCTGCATTTTTGCAGCTTCTTTTTCTTGCTGCTCTTTGGTTTTGGGAGGACCAAACTCCTTAACCATCTCGTCATAAGCAACGTTATGCGGAAAGCCGTTGCTGACAAGCCAGTAGTAATAGCCTTGAGGATCTCTCTGTGCATCAGGTGGAGCGCCTTGAATCATATAAATGTCCCGAATACAGCCACACCAGCGCGAGCGTACATATCCCCGCGACTAGTATTTCCAGCGTAAATCACTTTGCCTACGTTTGAACGACTAAACTCTTCATGGAGCTGAATATCAAATTTCGGTCTGATAGTTTCTAGTCCATGAATCTCTGCGAAGCGCTCAATAACACCCTGCTCAACAAGCTTTTCGTTGAATAGACTTACGTCAGTGTCAGCAAGGAAATCGTTGTAAGCACCATTATAATAGGTCCAAGTAACGCCACCGTCTGAAGCAGAGCCGCTAGTATGTGTTGGAGCAGTAGATCCGGTAGTACCCCCTGCCGTAGTCTGGTAATAATTCCCATTATAAAAACAATAAGAACCAGCAGAGAAAGCAGTAGAAGCGGTCCAATATTTAGGACGAACGCTTCTATCTGCGATGTATTGGAACACAAGAACGTTTCCGGCATTGGTCGCTCCTGGCGTTGGATAGATCAGCAATTCATTATTGCTAACTCCACGGATCTGGAATCGCTGATAGATTGTAGTAGTAAGACCGAAGCCAATCGCCTCGGCGTACTCCTGCTGAGTCATTGGACCCAACACTTTCCACCGAGTCGACTGGTTCCAGAACGTCTCGTACTGATAGTAACTAAAGGCTGCTGGAAGCTGATAAGTAGCTTGGCCAGAAACCAATTGGAAACTACTCGAAGCGTAGCACTTGGACCAAGGATACGCCTCAAAGATGTCCCTGTTGATACGTTGGGTAATAGCCAACAACTGTTTCGTGGTAACCTCTGTTGAGCCGATTACAGCCGATTCTACGGTGTATCCACACTCAGCAGCTACGTTTGAAACAATTGTTGCTAAACTCATACCTTCCTTGGTCGTCCCCGACGTCTCTCAATTAACTCTTGTGCTAAATCAGAAAGTGGCGCAGAGCTCGTAGGTTCTACTGGCTCTGGAGAATCTTGGATCACCTCCCTTCGCATTGGTCGTAAGTCAGTTCCCTCGCTTGCTTCAACGCGCTGGATGAGGATCTCAAGCTGCTCTTCGAGCTTCTTGCGACTTTCTCTTTCTTTATCCAACTGCTGTTGAAGAGCCACGAGTTGAGTCTGAGTGCCGCCAGCGGAATCGATCCACTCTTTAGCGAGCTTGCAGAATTTGCCAAGAGGACCAAGCTTTCGCTTCGTCTCGTCATCGGCTTCTGCCAACTGCTCAACCGTTTTAAACCCAAGGTATGCAAGCTCCTTCATGGCAGCGCCGTTCATAAGCGTCCAAGTGGAGAGTGGGGTTCCGCTTTCTACTGGCTCATTACCAGCCATGAATGCGGCATACTTTTCTGGGTATTCAACAATATCCTGCTGCTCAATCTTTCGGACGGTGACGTCATGTCCTGGGTATTGAATAGAGATCGAAGGGATCTCGTCGTAAATCTCTCGTCCTGCCTCAACGGTCTTCTGACGGTTTAGGTTATAGGCATTGAAAAAGTTTACGTTAGCTCCGTGGTAGCGCTTCTTTGCTTGGGAAGTGCCATTCATGATGGACTGCCAATCAATCTGTGCCATAGGTTCTCCGTTATAGTCGCGCTTAATTGCGCAACTAGCTTATAGCACTAACCCTCAACGATGATAACCGTGTTAATTGGAGCGCCACTGGTCTGGTACACGGTAATTGCACCTCCAGGAACGAATCCATTAACAAATACAAGTCGGTTACCGTTATCGTTGTTGGTCAAATTAAAACACTTATTGGTCGACGTAGGAACTATTCCCGTAAGAGTCTGTCCCTCCAAGCCTATTCCAATATGTGCAGCGGAGGCGTTTTGGATGATAAGAAGCTTTCGAAACGGGTTAGCCGCAAGAACGGTAGTGTTTGTAGCTGTTTGGATGGTCGGGGTAGTAGTTGTGGTATTCCCGGTATAAGCCGTCATAAATCACCTAAAAAAGCGGGGTGCTGTACAAGCCACCCCTAGTTACTAAGTTGCCTTAGTGTGAACCATAACGATCCAGTTAGTCGCCGATTGACGAATACACTGAACCGCTTGAAGGTTCGTTACTGTGGTTCCAGTAGCGCCAGCGATGCTTGTATTGATTGTCTGAGAGCTTTGAGCATAAACCTTTATGCTGTTAGCTCCATTGTTAGCAATATAAACAATCTGACCAATAGGACATTCAATCGGCAGCTTTACACCAGTACTTGCTGCTGCTGTTCCAACCAAGTTAACAAACGAGGTAAGAGCAAGAGCATCAGTAACAGTTGTACCAGCCGCTGTGAGCGATCCAGAAGATGAAAGGGTTGGAGCAGACGAAAGAGTTTCAGCAGATACTACAGCAGCTAACTCTCCTGGCATTCCTGTCCCCATCAAATTTTCAAGAAGTGGCATAATATCTCCTTAAAAAGCGGCTGCTATACAAGCCAGCCGCCAGATTGATTAGTTGAGCGTGAGATAACCAGTCGACTTCAACTCAACGTTTGCTGCGCCTACTGTAGCAGTAGTAGCAGATACGTTTTTGATTGTTGTCGAACCAGCATCATCAGCTACGCCAGCAGCAGCAGTTGTAAGGAGAGGAGTATTTGCAACATACGATGCTGCAATCTTACCCTTGATTCCCTTACCAACTCCACCGCCAGCAGGTCCACCAATCCATACCCAGAGGTATTCATTGGTTGCAGCAGCTACTTGAGCCACTCCAACGTGCTGAACAATCGAAGATGCGCCAGAGGTCTCGCTGCACTTAAATGCGTCGGTAATTAATACAAACGCATACTGAGCAACTGCTGCACTAGCTTGAACGAACATATATTCGCCATCTGTGTCACTGCCAAGGTCTCCAAGCTTTGCTGGAAGATTCGGATAATCCGTTGTATTCCATACTCGCTTGCTATTAGCTCCAAATGATCCTGAACGTGCCATATTCTGTTACCTCCTTAATTAAGCGTAAATAACAGCCTGAAGTGCAGGAGCAGCGCAGCAGAGATTTCCTTCCACGATGATCACAGTGAAAGCAGCATCCTGGTCAACAGGACGAGCCATCTCTGGAGCAAGTGGTTTGAAATCAGCGCCACGAACCATGTCGAATGTCCAATACTTAGTATTGAGAAGTCGGCATGAGTTAGTCTCAAGCACCGAAGAACCGAATCCACCGTCGAATACGAAATCGCATCCGTCGTAGCTAAGCACACGGAATCCAGCTACAGCCTTCTTTGCAGGAAGCTGAATACGCTGAATAGCAGTGAGAGAGCTGTGGAGGTACTTCCAAGCTGTACGATCCATCAGACCGAGGTCTGGCTGCTCGTTGCCTCGAGTGATCTGGCTGATAGCGTCAGTGATCTGCTCTTGCACGTTTGATGCAGAGAGAGTGACGTTGATAGCAAGATTTCGTGCCCAAGTGTTGCTGCTACGGTCGATGCTTCCGTAAGTACCAGCCGAAGGAGAGGTCGAAACCGCCTTCTTGATACCGTCGAACTCGAGACCAGAAGAACCAGTTCCGTCTCCGCGAAGGGAGGTGGACACGGTGTTCTTGAGGCGGCTGATAGCTGCCTCCATCTTCTGCTCTACGATGTCGATGAGTTGAGCTTGGCCAGTGT